TTAAATCTCGGCCGTGGCCCTTGCCGCTTTTTCATACGCATGGCGGAAGGTGTCGCTGCGGATCCAGGGCTCGGGGGCGCGACGCAACCTGACCGAATATTCGCCAAAGCGCTTGATGTGCCCTGACAAGTACGGACTGAGAAAGCTCAGGTCCTCAGGGCGGATCTCATGTCCTTCGGTTTTAAGTTGCTCCAGCAATCTGGTCATGTCTACAGCATTTTGAAGAATGAGCGAAGTGGCGATCAGATCATTATAGCGGAGCCGTTTTTGCTGTTCGTTTGGCTCGTTGACCGGAATGACATCACCTCCAAATGACAGCCACTTGGCAAACCCGTTGTACGCTTCGGTTTTGTTGGTGCCGGCGGTAATGTCTTGCCGCAACTCCCGATCACCAATCCAGTCGAGCAGGAAGCAAGTTCTGACAATGCCGCCCAACTCCTGGGCCGCCGCATAGAGACGGTTGCGGCGACTGTACGAGCCCAGTTTGCGCAGTAGCACGGGGGACGAGATTTTTCCTGCGTGGATGGACAGGGCGACCTGCATCAGGTCCTGCCAATGCCTATGTACCAGGTCCCAATCCACCGTGCCGTCAAACAGGCGGCCGATATGTTTGTATTTCACGCCTTTATCAGGACGATAAAGCCGCAAGTTGCGCCAATTACGAATACGAGGCATCAGCTTGATGCCCAGCAGGTGAGTAAAAGCAAAGACGGTTGCAGACTGACCCTGAGTATCTGAATGCACCGTATCGGCTTGCACACTCAATCCTGATTTTAGTAGCCCCTCAATGACATAGACCGCTTCCCATACGCCTGGTGGAATAAAGTGCCGAAACACCGCCACGTAGTTATTGGCCACATGCCGATATGCGACCGCCCCGACCTTGCGGTAGCGGAAGTGGTAGTCGACCAGCAAGTTCTGGTCATAGAAATCGTACTGAGTGCCGTCTGCTGCAACGGTTTTGCCGTCACCCCATGCGCCTGGCAAATCCAGACGCAGATACACTTCATTCAGAAGCCGGTGCGCAGCCTCAAGGTTGTCTACTGAAAAATGGCGCCTGTTGGTGTATGAGAGGGTATGGGCTGTAGTTCCGGCTTTGGCGATATGGCGCGCTGTCTGGGTCGGACCCAGATTGCAGCCCATGGCAAATACAGTCAGCAAATAACGCTCAGCAGGTTCCCGGAGCTTTTGTTCGTTGCCAGACAGAGGCCCGAAAAACCGTGTAAACGACAACCAATGCTCAATGTTGGCCAATACATCCAGCAAGTGCCGTTGCGGCATCCGCTGTACGAGAAGGTTTTGCAGCTTGATTGCCGATTCGGGAATCTCCCTTGCCAAAGTGCGACGAATAACTGGTTCGCCAGTTGCACCCCAGCTGACATCGTCCGCGCAGTCCGGAAATCGTTCGTCCAGCGCATTGGCCTTGTCGGTCAGCCAGCTTCGCAATTCATCAACAAACTCGTCGGCATTGGTGGGGAGCCCGATTTTTTCACAGTACGCAGGTAGTATCTGCTCGCATTGCTCCCACGGCAAAAGTTGCTTCCGGTAGTCCGCAAAATCCTCTGAACCGGCAATGCACAAGTCACCCGAGCGAAGGTCATCAGCCAGATGAGAGAAAACACATATCTCAAGTGTACGGCGATCAAGGCCGTGCCCCGTGCGGCTGAAAAGCAGTTTTCTCCAGCGCTCTGAGACAAAAGAGAGATCCAGAGACTCTTCGATGATTTCGATGCGGTGCCGATCCTGGTAAATCTTGATGATGTCCAATGCATCAAGGAGCGCAACATCCTGAGTGGTCGGTTCTACGCGCAGTAAATGCACAAGCCTGAAGAGAATGGATCTATGACTTTTGTAAAAGGCCCAGATCCTGGGCAAATAGTTGAGTCCGCTGTTGGCTTGAATCTGCTCGCAGGTTTCAAGTAGTTCATCCGCGGACCCCTCCGAGACGTAATCGCGGATAGCGCGCCCTGCGCGCAAGTCGTCTGGTTCGTGTTTGATGATGCCAAGGACACCAGCGAAGGTGGCGGCAAGCCGTTCCACTTTGTCCCGCTGGCGTAATTGGGCCTGCTCCAGATCCTCGCGAGCCCGTTTGTGAATACTGTAAACCCTTCGCATGAACATCTCGGCCAGTTGATCCCTGGCGCGGATCTGCATGCAATGAATGAGCGCCAACAGGAGGGTTAGCCGGCGCGGCTGCGCGCACTCCTTTAGTTCAGATACGTCATAGCTGTAGGCCTGTTCGGCTAGATGCCGGATTTTGGCATGCGGAATGTCATGGAACGCGTCTTCGACATCCCCCAGACTTTCCAGCCATTCCAAATGTTCAACCAGCATTTCGAGGTGTTTTTTGGTTGGCTTCCGGGCGGACCGCTTCAGTGTGTTGTAGGTGTTTTGGCGGTTTTCGTAATTGCCACCTTCAAGCAGATGGCTTAGCGCCTGAATATGTGGCAACGAGATGCGTTCCAGAACAGTAGCGTAGAGTTCTGATTGCGAGCGGGCATGGGCCTTTTCCGCAATTTCATCCAGGGTTGAGAAGGCGGGGAGCTCATATTTTTGCTCGATCAACCCATCAACGACCCCATTAATGATGTCCAGCTTTTGATCCATAAGCCGAGCTGCGCCTATGGCCAGCTGTTCTGCAAGCGCGGTTGACGCGCCGCCGTGGGCGGGGTGCAAGCCTAGCCACTCACGCACCATCTTCATTTGCCGGTACAGCGTATTGTTTCCTGAGTAGCTCAGATTAATCCGCTCACCGTAACCCAGCACCCCACGAATGTGAGAAACGATCTGAGTTGGTATTTTTTCCACCGAAGGGAAGTAGTGAAGCTGTTGGCAGCACTTCAGAAGTGTAGCCAGCCCAAGGCGCAACGGCAGGGATGTGCTGCTTTTCTTGATCCAGGCGATCTCTTCCTCGGACGGGGTAAAAAAGCGAGTTAGCTCCTGGGTGCTATAGGAAGGTGCGAGGGCGGGGTAAGCGGTGCGACCAACTGAAGCCATGCTGCCTCCGGTTTGAAGTAAGGGCAGCGTAGCAGATTGCCAGAGACTTTGAATTTCAGTTCAATGAAATCATGTGGTTAGCGCTCGAATGGGTAAAATTCCGCCACATCCCGGCATGACCCCTGCAGCGGCGCCGATCTGGAAAGCCTGAACGCCTTTACCGGCATGGTGACCGATCCGGCCTTGCTGACGCTGGACCTGACCGAAATCTATTCCCGTGATGCCACGGGCCAGAAAATCGGCGCGCTTTCCACCGCGTCCGGCGTGTCCGCTGTGGTGCTGGAAGTGGACATCGCCGCCACTGCCGTGGCGCCGACGCTCGCGCTGTTTGCCATTGAATCGGCGCCGCAAGCGCTGTCTGTGGTCAACAAGCTGATTCGCTACTCCACCAACATCGGCGCGGCGGGCAAGTTCGCCCTGACCATCCCGTTTGGTGTGGTCGGCGGCTCCATGCTCAAGCGTTTGTGGATCAAGTCGGCCAACCTGACCGCGCTGGAAATCAAGGGCAACGGTCTGACCATCCACGACAGCACCAAGGCGTCTAACGAGTTCTGGCAGAAAGAGAACCGCAAGACCCCGCAAACCGGCTGGTATGTGGTCGATTTCGTGGTTGATAACAACCAGGAAGACCACCTGAACACCACGGCGCTGGCCTCCATGGAAATCAACGGCACGTTTAGTGCGGCGGAATCCGTCGTCTATTTCGGGGAATACACCGACCTGCTGGGCAACCTGTAACAAGGGGGCGCCATGGATGAAAACGGAAACCCGGTAACCAGTGGCCGCCAGTCTGCGGACTGGACCGACACGCTCATGAATGTGCTGGGCGGGCTGGGTAGCACCTACCTGAAAGGCAAGTACGGCCAGAACGACACGCAATACGTGGTCGGCCAGGACGGCAAGCTGTATCCGGCAGGTGTGCCGACAACCATCGTCGGCAATACCGGCACCAGCACCGGCAGCACCATGACCATTGTGGTTGTGGTGGCCGTGGTTGGCGTGCTGGCTCTGGTTCTGCTCAAGGACTGATATGGACCCAACACTCGCGGCAGGTTTGATCAGCGGTATTGGCAGCGCGGCGGGCGGTGGCCCGTCCTCCGCGCAAAGCTCCATGTCGTCCACGCTCAATCACTCGTTTGGTGACAACTGGGCAGTGAATTTCAGTGGCACGCAAACCACGGCACAGACCTCTGGCATTCCCGGTTCTTCGGATTCGGGCGGCATGGGTTCGCTGGGCGCTTCGCTCATGTCCCCGATGAACATTGCGCTGATTGGTGGCGCTCTGGTGCTGGTCGTCGTGCTGGCCAAGAAGTTCAAGAAATGAAACTGATCTGCAAGCGGGAGGACTGGTCCGAGTGGCACGCGCAACAACTGGCGCGCTCGGTTGGTGATGACCCGCTGTGCGATCTGGCGTTGTATCGCGGCATGGTTGAGGACGGCTCCGCCAATCTCTACACATTTCGCGACGCTCAAAACAATCCGGTCGCCTGCTACCTGCTCACGGTTGAGCGCTACGGCAGCAAGCGGGAGGCCGTGATTGTCGCGGCGGCCAGCGTAGGGCAGGGGCTCACTACCCCCGTTCTGGAACACATCAAGGCGCAATGCGTCGGGTGCGATTCCATCCGGGCACACACGTGGCGGCCCGGCATGGTGAAGCGATTAAAAGAGGCCGGATTCATGCCGGCTGAAACGGTTCTGAGGTGGACCAATGGGAAGTAGTAGCAGCAACAAAACGTCGAACACGGCAACGAGCGTTGACCGCCGACAGGCTTTGCAGGACTCCATCGGCGTCAGCGGCGATAACAGTTCTATCGACCTGAGTAACCGCAGCACCAACAACATTGATGCCAGCGATCACAGCATCACTCAGAACATTACAACCGACGGCGGCGCCATCGCCTCGGCGGCGGCCACGGCGCAAGCCGCCATTGCTGCCAACAAGGACGCGTTTACGTCCTTCGGTAACAACCTGCTGGATTCGCAGAAAAACGCCCTGGACTTCGGCGTGCATGTGACGGATTCGGCTTTTGATGCGGTAAAGGCAAGCAACGACAGCACGGCAGACATTGCCCGCATCGCCATGGCCAACAACGCGGACGCATGGAACAACGCCAAGACCGGTAACGGGCTGGGCGATCTCAAATACGTGCTGTACGCCTTCGCGGGCGTGTTCGCACTGATGATGTGGAAAAGGGGTTAAGCGATGCAGACATTGCGCCAGTCGTTCACCACGGGCGGCACCTGGAATCAGGCCACGTTTGCCCGCCTGTTTGTGCTGATCGATACACCCAACCCCATCAACGTCCGCCTGTACAACACGGGCGGAAAAATGATCTACGAGGCAACCGGCGTAGAAGCGGGTTTCTACACCGTGCCGGAAGAAAATTTCGCCCGGTTTGAGATCGATAACGCCTATGCGGGCGGCTCGGTCAAGGTGGGCGTCAGCCAGTCTGACAAGGCCGGTTACAACCGCGTCGGTGGCAAGATCGACGCCAAGATGATCGGCGCCACATCGGTGGTAAACGTGCCTTTCAAAACGGTCGGCACGACAGAAACCGCGCTGGCGGCGGCCAATCAGGGCCGGGCCTCGCTGCGTATCTGGAACAACAGCAGCAGTGACGTGTTTATCGGTGCGCCCGGCCTGAACATCAATGATGCCGCCATCAAGCTGGCACCGGGCGGCCTCTGGATCGAAACCGATGCGCCCGGCGCGGCATGGGTGGCGCTTGTTGCTGCTGGCACTGCGCCCGTCAAGGTGCAGGAAATCATCTGGTAACGCATGCGCCGCCGCACGCACATCCTCAATAGCCCGATCAATGGATCGGTCAACAGCTACGGAAGCCAAAGGCGAAAGATGGCCGGAGAAATCATTTATCACGCGGGCAACCTGCCGCCAGCCGGCGCACTGGTCGCCAATGGTCAACGGGTCAGCCAGACCACCTATGCGGCGCTGTATAGCGCAATCGGCTTTATCCATGGCCCGAATCTTGGTGACGGGACATTCCCGGTTCCTGATCTGCGCGGCGAATTCGTGCGCGGCACTGACTTGGGCCGCGACGTGGATTCAGGCCGGGTTATGGGCTCGCATCAGGGCGCAACTGCCTTCGGCAAGTATCTGGAGCGTGACGCATCGGTGGGCGCAAAGATCACCATTCTCAACGGCGAAAGCGCCGGCGACAGCACGTCCGATCACGGTTTGACCACGACGGCCCTGTCTGGCGCCAGCAATACGTCTATCGACTCGCCGCTGCTTGAGGTCCGCCCGCGCAACGTCGCGCTGCTGCCCTGCATCGTTTACTAAGGATTCGACATGCCAAAGATTTATACGAAAACCTGCTTTTCCTACAACCCGGCCAGCGGTGAATTCCAGGGCGAAACCATCGCATACCTTGATCCGTCCACGCCCGGCCAATACAACCTGCCGGCGTCCGCGACTTGGGCGGACCCGTACGAATTGGGTGATTGGGGCGGCCAGTGGCCGGTTTGGCAGGGTGACCGCTGGGCGCTGGTGCTGGTGGCGCAGTAATGGCGATCAACACCACGCGGCTGGCCGTGCTGGCAGCGGCGGGGTTGGGTATCTGGTGGGTGCTCCAGATCCGCACGCAAAGCGCGGGCGAAAGCCAGGACGAAAACGGCTTTTTCATTCCCGATGTGTTCGGGTTCATCAAGACGGGGCTGACCAGTGTCGGCAACGCAATCAGCGACATGACCGACATGGCAAATAGCGACTTTAAAACGAGCCTCACGCAAGGCCGTGGAAATCAATACGCCTCCGCATTGGAAGCGATCAACAGCAAATATGGAATGCCGCCATACCTGCTTTCACGCATCGCATATCAGGAAAGCCGGTTCAGGGATGACATTGTGTCGGGCAAGACGAAATCCAGTGCTGGCGCAGCCGGGATGTTCCAGTTAATGCCCATGCACTGGAAATACGTTGATCCCTACAACTGGCAGGCGGCGGGTGACTACGCAGCGAAAAACATGCTTTGCGTGTTCTACAAGCAGTTTGGCAATAGCTGGGTGAATGCCATTGCGGCATACAACGGCTATCCGTCGGTATTGAAAAGCTGGAACAAAAACGGGCGTGTGGTGCTGGATGAACTGGCCACACAAACTCAGGAATATGTGGCCAGTGTGATTGCAGATTTGGGCTGGGATTACTGAGCGAAGCGAGTTAGTTGCTGGACTCTGGTATTGCGCGAATTTGCCTCACACAGCAGCACAGCTTCACCGGCGCCGCTACCTGACGACCACGCCGCTCCAGTGAGCGTTTCGCAATCCAACTGAACAAGTTTTTCGTAGGTTGCAGCAGATTTCGCAACCGGATCAGAGAGAGAAAACAGCTTTTTGCTCTGCGGAAGTTGCTTCAAAAGATTCCGCTGTTCATCAGAGAGCTGCGTGATTGCTTTCTTTTCATCGGCAATAACGCCAAGCAGGCACTTTTCGACGTCCACATGAAAAGAGAGCTTTTGGCACTCTGCGATTGGCTGGGAAAAATCGCTGGCAAAACCGGTTGCAGCAGCAGTGGACAAGAGCAGGGCGGTGACAAGTTTTTTCATTTTTATAGTCCGGGGTGTGTTTGCGCGAAGCATAGCACGCCGGAAAAACGGTAAGGGGCAGGTGTGGTGTTTCTCACGGCCATGAAAAACAAGTACGTCTGGTACGGCGCGGGCGGCCTTTTGCTGCTGTTGTGGCTCAAGGCGCAAGCCAGTGGCAAATCCATGGTGACCGAAGCCGCAATCACCATCGGCGGGGCTGTGGCTGACGTTGCCGTGGCAACCGGTCAGGACTTGTACGACGCGGCAAAGCCGATTGTTGAGTATCCGCTAGCGGCGGCCAGATCGGCAGCGCAAACAGAGTTCATTGGTGATGTCTGGGGCGTGGCCGGCGTCATTCCGCAAGGGCCGGTTGAGGAAGCCATCATTCTGGATTACATGCCGACCGGGCAACTGGTGATGGATGGCCTGCCGCTGCTGGGTACGTATGTGGGTGTAAAGGCGATGCTGGCCGGTCGGGCCGTGCATCAATATCGCCAGGCGGTCGGCATTGAGCCCAAAGACCCGCCCGGCTTTCTGTCGAAGCTGTTTTAAGGGGAAACAATGAGTAGCAAAATCGAAGCGCTGTTGCGCCGTTTCAAAGAGCCGTCCACTTGGGCGGGCATTGCCGCGCTGGGTGCGCTTGCTGGCGTCAATCCGGCTGCACTGACTCAGATCGGCACGGCTGGTCCTGCGGTGGCCGCTCTGCTGGCTATCTTTCTTCCGGAAGCCAAGCACGCGCCGCAAGACGCATCGGTGGAATAATGACAGCGGCAGCGACGATCAAGAATCTGGCGGTGGCCGTTGTTGCCGGTGTGGCAGCGATGCTGATCTATGACAGCATCAAAAAACGGGCTGCGACGGCATCGCAACCCGTTGTCGGTTCACCGTCTGGCCCGCAACAGACGTTTACGGGCGGCATTATCAGTATCAATCCGGGATCGGCCAGCGCGGTACTGAATGCATCAATGCCAGACTCGGCCCGGATCGGGCCAACGGCACCACTGATTTACAACCTCTAGCTTGTAAAAGCGTGTTGATTGACTAGGTTGAGAGCGTCCCTTGTTGCCCCCTGCAACAGGACGCTGCCACCAGACTCACTCCCTGAAGTCTGGTGGCTTTTTTGTTAGCCTCGCCAGTTGTAGGCCCTGCAGAACATCTCAAAGAACTGCTGGTTGTACATCACGGGCGGCGGCCAGTTGCCTTCGTGTTTGCAACGCTGGATTTTCTCGATGACGCCACTGGTCCGTATGAATGCCTCGCGGCGCTCCACGGACAGGAAATAATGGTTCACAACGAAGTGCAGCCAGTAGTCGATGTCCAGCGCGGTGACCGATTCGGTTTTCCATCGCTTCTGATAAGCTGCCGACGCGACGCGCCCACGGCGCACGGCGAGATTGAATGCGAAGTTCTTTTCACGCCGCAGTTTGGCCAGCGTGGCAGGATGGATGTGTGGCGCCCGGGGATTCTGCTTTTGTTTTTGTTGCATGTATCACCTGAAGTTGTGCGGTTTTGTTGTTGTTTTACAAGGCGTTACAAAGAAGTGGGTTTTGTAGTTATCCTACGAAATGAGGGGCCCGGATCGTAGCTTTTTCGGGTTACCGGGATGTGACCATCAGTTCGTATAATGTATATTATGTTAAGTTACTAATGCGTCTGTTGTCATTCCTGGGGGTTCTGCGCAAGGTCAAGTCAGACAGGTTTTGCGCCCCTCTCGCAGTCTGAAAAGAAACCGATACTCCTTGAACCCGCCGACGAACGGCGGGTTTTTCGTTTCAAGGGCGCTACATGGATAACAACAGAAAATTTCCCCACACCGACTTTAAATCGAATCCGAACGACCTCATGCACGCGATGTTTTCCGTTTCCATGACGGAAATCGCACAGACATGCAAAGTCAGCCTGGACACCGTGCACGCATGGAAAAACGGCATAGAGCCCGTTCCGTACATGGCCTACCAGTTGCTGGTGTTCAAAGCATTGGGACGTATTCCAGAAGGTTTTGGCAGCTGGTCTGGCTGGACGCTGATTGAAGACCGAATCTATCCGCCCGGCGCAACCTACAAAGGCGCGGCTAGGCAGATTGAACTGATGTTTATTGATCACTACCGGATCGACCGACAGCTATGTGAGAACCAGGCGTCGCACATCGAGGGACTCCAACGCCGGCATGACTTTTACAAGCGCCAGTGCGGGCTTGAATCACGCTTGGGCATGATGGTTCTCAACCTGTTTGGATAACTACTTCTTGGCGCACGGCGTGTCTTGAAAAAGCACGCCACCGGAAGCATCACGACATTTATAGATCACGGTATTAGCCGGTTGGGGCTCTGAGAGCAACTGATCCATCGTAGGGCCAGCTTTCTTTAGCGGGGGCGCTGTGGAGCCCGCCGGCGCTATGTTGATTGGCGACATTGAAGCCGCTTCAGGAAGATAAACCTTTACGACCGGTGGCGCGTCCGGATGTGTCTGTTTTTGCCATGGCAATGCAAGCGTGGCGACACGACCATCTCCAAGAGAAAAATGAAATGGCCCCCAATGATCCAGCGCCGAAAATACGAGCAGATCGACCAGCAGAAACATAAAGATCGCGAGTTTCATTGTTTTTATGATCGGTTAACGTGACGCGATCATAGTCGAAAACCCGGTTCAGCAATAAGGGGGTCGCGGCACAGAATCCGGGCGGGACGCCCCGCCCTACTTCGCCGCTCGCACCCCGCAAGCGGGGCCCCAGTCGCGGCTCTCCAGATATTCGTAACAGTTACGATATATCCGACAGACGGTCTATTTATCGTCACTGTTACGCTAATGTATTTGTTATAATTATCGTAACAGTTACGTTAATGGTGCGACATGGCAAAGCAACCGGAAGACAAGAAAACTCTCGATCTGATCGAAGCCCCGAAGAAGCGCGGCAGGCCATCCACCGGCAATGCCAAGAGCGCCGCAGAGCGCATGCGAGCAATGAGGATGCGCGACAAGATTGATGGCGGCGCTACCGTAAAGCTGGATCACGAGGAAATTGCACTGATCTTGGCGGCGTTAAAAGCCCAATGGGGGAAAAGCTCCGCAAAAAATGCAACCTGGGATAACGGTGTGGCACAGTTACTGTATGAAAGAATAAAAACGTCGTAACTGTTACGCAAAACAAAGCCCCGCACATTGTTGCGGGGCTTTTATCATGAGTTGCCCTGGGGCTGGTCTTTCAACTGAGGGTCACGCTGTGCGTAGTCTGAGGTGCGGCCAAATGGGTCAATTGGCCATTGAGTCACCAAGTAGCGCAAACCGTCAGAACGCCGGGTCAGAAAAACGCCCCGCTCGGTTTCTGCAACGCCCCAACCCATTGCGCGAAGCTGGGCAAAGGTGAACTCCTCTTTCAGGTGAAAAGAGTCATCCAGCACCTCAATCCGGCCTTCAATGTGGTTATGGCCAGAAATCATGGCCGAGAGCCGCGGGCGATATTTACTGAACAAATCTACCGGATATTGCTCTGGAGAATAGGCCTTGCTTGTGTCCGCCACGGCAGGCGCAGAAGCCGCCGCAGACGCCACCGGATGAAGTTGTGCCGGCTGAACCGACTGAGGCACCACAGTAGGATTTTGTGGCACCTGATACGCAACGCTTTGCTTTGGTTTCTCTGGCACCTTGACTGGTGACGCATGAAAGAAATGCCAGAGATAGCTGATCGCCAATACCCCGCCCACAGCGGCCAGTGGCAGCCAGAACCTAAACGCCTTGGTCTTGAGAATGTTGGCGCGATCATCTGCATAGTGCGCCACGTTCTCAGCATCATCTCGTTTGGTCTTGTAGACGCCGAAGTACTTGGGGTCATATTTGCGCGTGCCACCGTTCACCTTGATGAATTTCTCAGGCTGTTTGGCTACCCACATTTCCCACTTGTAGTGGGTATCCCGCCCAATGGCCGTTTGCTTAACAAACAGCACCTTGTTCTCAACGCGGCGTTTCCAGATCGCGTGACAGTCACGCAAATCCTGGCCCATACAAACAATGTCCAAGCCACGATGACGATGCTGGGTTACAAACTCAGTCACCTTGTCAAGGATGTGACCCTTGGCTGGCCAGAAGTCCTGCAGCTCGTCAATAAGCACCAGTGAATCGTTGTCTACGAGCTCGTGGATGCGCGGTGTGTCATCCCATGCAATTGACGTCACCAACATGTCGACTTCGGCCAGTGGGCGGCCGGTCAGCTCCGCAATTTTTTCATGGTTCAGGCCCCGGATATTGGCAAAAACTCGACGGCCAGCCTTGACGGCAGGTAATAGGTGATAAATGACGGCTTCCCACGTCTTGCCGTGCCCCGGCAAACCTTCATGAAAAGTAATGGCCATTACCACTGCCCCAGCGTTGCAAGTTTGCGAAGAAGCCGGAAACCCACCCCGGCGCCAATGAGCGCAAGAGCCGGGCCAAAGCCTGTGGCAGACATAAAAAACAACATCCAGCCCGGCATTGACGAAGTCAGCGCATCAATACCACCGGACATGAAGTCCGGAACCGTAATCAGGTTCAGCAGTGTCAGCAGCGCATTGAAAAACATCTCAATCAACGCAACAAACAAGTCTGTAACCATGTCCCAGACCGCGCCAAAAGCAGCCTTCACCAGACCCAAAAACCATGCAACTACGCTGTCAAAGTATTTCGTCAGCCAAGACCAATCCATGATTGCCCCTTAAAAAACAATCGCGATCTTGAAGGCGTAAACAGCAGCCACGGCCAGAAGCACGGCCTTGATCAGCGGATAGATATTCATGGCTGTCGTTGAGCAAAACATATCGACATGCAGTGACGGGAAAACGCCTCCAAGCGGCATGGGCATGGAAGGCGTATCCCAAACGGGGCAAGAGCCAGAGCCATTGAAAGTGAAGAAGTTTTTGCCGGCTGAGAAAATCGGAAGCTTTGAGGCGGCCGTATAAAAGTTGTTGAACACATCGCTGAGTTTTTCACCGGTGGGCGTGTACAGATCACCCTTGCTCACTGCGCCAGTGCCTGTTTTGTCAGAGCCCGGGGTGTCCTGGCATGTCTGATTGGCCGGGCAAGGGGTCGGCGTCGGATTGCCGGTCGGTGCGGGTGTAGGTGTGCCCGTAGGAATGGTTCCGCCGGGAAGATTCGAGCACTTGGACAAGCACCCATCCGTATTGCTGGGCAATGAGGAGGTGGAATTGGTGCCTGTTTTTCCTCCACCCCCATCCAGTTGGCCAGGGCCGGTTGTGTCAGCCGGATTGGGGGTCGGAGTGACGCCACCGGGATCGGGGGTAGGTGTCGGCGTGGGGTTTGTCTGGGACGGAAGATGTGCGTTGTTAACGCAGACATTCTGACCTTGAACCTGCCCAAAGGTGGTATTTGCAGGGCAATCGGAGGGGCTGTTCGGGTTGTTGTTGCTGTTGGTGGAGGATGCGGATTTGGCAGTATCAGAACCACTGCAAGTTGCACCGGTTGTAGTCAACGTGCCATTAAAGGTGGCTGGCTGGCCATCGGTCGTAGATGCAGTAACGTCAATGCCACGATCAGCGCCGCTCAAATTACTTAACGTGGCAGTGCAGCCCTGATAACAGGCAGTCATCGTGCCAGCGCGGGCAGCGGCAGTGGCGCCTTTCGCGAGATTGTAATTGTTGATTAATGCAGAGCCCCCGGAGGATGTGGTACCAGGAACGGGGACATCAAAAGTGCCAAGATTTGAACCTGCCTGACACTTGCTGGGAGTCGGTGTGGGGGTGGGTGTAGGTGTCACGGAGGTGAAATGGGGCGAAATGCCGAGGCGATAACCTGCTTTTTGGCTCTGATCCGCATACCACGTGCATTCCCAGTACAGAATCTGGTGTGCAGGTGTGCCGTCGTCGTAATAAGCATCTGGCGTAATAGTGTTCTGAGCGCCGGGCCACGGAGCAGTGGAAGTGCATTTGGATGCGATAGCCAGAAGGTCGGACGGAGAGCCTTGAATCGCGTTGACGTCATCGCCAACCCAATAATCAAGAACGCCAGGTGGGCGGGGCCCAGCCAAAGCGGTGTTGCTATACGCAATGGTCAGCAGAAAAGTAAGTGCAAGCCAGATGGCGCGAATCCCACTGCAACCAAGTTTCATGTTTGTCATCCACCGAGAGGGGCGCACCGGAGCAACCAGTCAGCGCCAGAACCAGAATCAACGCTTGAAGCCCATGACAACTGCGCCAGCTACGCAGATGCCCAGGAGAAAAAAGAGAGCAAACCAAATCACGTGACCCCCAAATAAAAAAAGGGGCCGAAGCCCCTTTCGGCACGCAGATTAGGCGAACCAGCCAATCAGCTTGTTGTAGCCCCAGCGTGCAAAGCCCGGCAGCACCTTGATTGCAGCTACAGCGGTGATGGCTGCAACAACAGAAGTTGCATCAATCGCGCCAGAAACACCGGAAAAATCCAGCCCGCCAGCGGCAAAGGTAGGCGCAGCCAAAGCAGCGGCAGCAGTGGCAATACCAGCACGTACAAACAGCTTTTTCATCAGATTCGATTTCATGATTCAGTCCTTATGGGAACATTTTGATAACAGAGCCAAAGGCCCACGACACGAGGTAGCAGATCAAGACCAGGCTAAGACCGGTCATGAACGCTTGCTGCAACACGCTGGAATCTGGAACGGTCCAAAGGTCCATAGCGGGCTGCAAACTCTGGTATTCCGTGCCCGTCATGAGCACGTAGCCGGTACATACATCCGGCGTATCGGTTGTGATTGAAGTGGGTTGCGAAGCAACCACCTGGAGGCAGGCGGGCATCAGTCCTGGTCCCAGCGCTCACGTTCTTCTGAGCCATCAGCAAAGCCATCGCTGTAACCCTCGTCGTATTCGGTTTCACCTTCATCATCACCAATGCCGAACAAGTCTCTGAGCCACTCAAGCATGACGAACCCCTTTCAATTCACGGATTACGTAGTAGGCGGCCAGAATCCCGACATCAAAGCCGAAGACAAGAACGCCCCAAAGAAGCCAGTACGAGTCCATTAATTGGCCTCCCTGTAGAAACGAAACACGACCCAACGATTGAGGTTGTCCCGAGCGGTTTCTTCCGCGACGTCGAAAGCGTCAAAATGATCGGCTTGAGTAACGAGTGGGCGATAGTCGATACCACCCTCCCCGTCAGCCGCCATGAACAGCCCCGACTCGATGTCTTGAACAATGAAAGCCGGAACCATTGCCATGGTTAAACGGCCTTGTTAGCCACCTGCGGCGCAGCAGCACCCAGCGGCGTGAAATCAACCAGTTGGAATTTGGTGACCTTGCCGTTGGTGACCATGTCGAGCACCAGCTCGCAATCGCAAGGAAACTTCACGTCCTTGCGCGTATGGAACAGGTCGGAGGTTGTGGACTTGTACTCAGCACAACCAAGACCCCGAGCCTGCCCGCGCGAATTATCCAGATCGACAGCCGCGTAAATGGTCGTACTGTCATAAGCCTTGCCATCTACGGTGTCTTTGAAATACTTCATGCCAAGCACCTTGGCGTTTTGTCGAATAATCATGTTTTCTCCGTAACAGTTACGATAATTGAGCGCCGTCAGAAGCCCTGATCCACCAAGGCGCAATTGTGGCGGGAGCGTTAAAGGGGATTTCTTCCGCCCAGATCGGAGCGCCTGTATTGACGTCACAGTTGGGCATGCGCCAACGGTCAGCGAGCGTCATCGGCTTCGGTGCGAGGCGGTAATCGGGCATTTTGAGACGCTTGGGAACGGCCTCGATTTCGACCAGTTTCAGAAACTGTTCAGTGCCAAACACATTGCGAAGCGTCCAAACATATTTGCCGAACTGATGGCGGAAAATTTTTACTGCAGCCTGAACCGAGATTTCTGCCTGTTTGCGGGCAGTTTCAATGCGGGATTGTTTGTTTTTGACCCAGGCTAGCGCTGGATAGGCACCCGCTAGGTATTGGCCGGGGGCCAGAAGCATGTCAAAGGGGAGTACGCGACCGCGATTTTTGAACTCAACTTCTGCCCGGAACCATGGGGAGGACTCGCAGCCCTCCTTCTTGCCGCGTTCATAGCCACGGAAGAATTTACCGGACGTGCGTTGACCTACGCAGAAAGTACGGCCTTTGCCAGACGGGTTAATCCAGTTACCGAGTTGCTGAACTTCGGGTGCATTGCCCCGATAGCACTGATACAGGCCTGCGTGAAAGTCAGCCAGAGCACGGTCTACCGTGTACTCCTCACCCATAAAGTCGTCATAAGCAAGGTCAACGCGAGTTAAAGCCGGTTGTTCAGCCTGATCTTCAAGAAAATTGACGAGACGTTGTTCCCAGCCCGGTTTTGCAGCAGCACAGCCAGCGCCGGAAATCTGAACCATCATGCGGTCGTGCTGCTGTTGACCGCCAATGGCTACAAAGCCATAGTTGTCGCCCAGAATCCATGCGTTCTTGAAAAACTGAACACCGGCATGGCGCTTGCCAGTAATGCCGTAGCCGAAAATCGCGTCGAGCTTGAGACTCATAGAGAGCGCGTAATCGTCATCGTCTTGCAAAAAGTCGCCGAACACGTCGCAGGTCGACTTGTGGAAGGTGAACGTAACCCAGTCAACGAAAGCAGCATCACCCGCATTGCCGTAGCGAATCGGGTATTCAACAAGCTTTCCCTTGCCCTTGCCGGAAGTGAGCACCAGCTTGAAGGTCTGAGGTGGCTCCGTTTCGGTAGTTACCCCCATGTTATCAGTAGGGGTCTCAATGGCTGCGCCCTCTGCCTGTCCGGCCTGAGCGGCCGCTGGCGCGTCCGCAGCAGGCCCGAACAGGCGACGGACTCGCCCTTCTGAATCGGAAAGGCGATCAAGGCGTTCAATATTTTCGGGGGAAAGCGCACGTGCCACTTTGGCGTCAATCTGAACGAGTTGCTCAGTTGTAAGCCTCGCGTCAGCAATTTTCTGTGCGGGCGTCACTGCGGGCGATTGCGTGCGTTTACGGGGCAT